ATCAATTTCCGGCAATAGCATTTTAAGCCCTCTCTGGTATAATAGTAGTGTTGACTTTCAGAAAGTGCCGGCAAATGTGTCGGTCTTTTTTTATTTTAGCTCAAGAAACGTTAAGAGATTTTATTGAAAAGATAGAATACGTATTTATTCTTGGGGTGTTTCTCAAGCCTTTTATCACCTCCTTTCCAGCCATCGACACCAGCAAGGTCTTTGGCTTTGTTTTTGTAATGCGATATCGATAAGAAAGAGGGTGTTTCGCATCCTTTTTTCTTAAATTTGCTGGGTTTTGTTTGGACAAGGTCTGTCAGCTTGTCCGGTGTTGAAAAAGTGTTCAAGCCACTAAAAGTTAGTGTTTGACAGACAATGACTGGCAAGAGGAATCGAACCTCTTATACAACCATTCCAGTCTGCGATATAGAAATCATTTTGGAGGTTTTCCTCCTTTTTTTGAAATAATACAAGAATAAAGTAAGTAGAATTATGGAGATTTCAGTTTCGCATTGCAGGCGTAAAGCCTTGAATAATCACGCCACCAGTAAGACGCTTTAGATTTGTGAATGAAATAAAAAAGGTTCCTCGTTTCTAATTTCTTATTTACTGGTAATAGCTAGCGAGGGAGTCGAACCCTCTTAAACCGTTCTAGCTACACGCCTAACATGTAGGCTTTGTATAAGGCTTTTCTGACCGTGGTCTTCTCACGACCTACCCTGCCTTTGTTCCGATATTCTAGGGTTATGCGGTCAACTTCATCATCTAACCTTTCAGACCACTCGTAGTTATTGAAGACATAATCAATAATCTCGCTGAACAGCTCTCTTGAAAGTAGCCCTTCCATTTGAATAGCCTTCAAAGGCGTTAGTGCAGCTTTTTCCGCATAGCAACAATTAAGGGCGTTTTGGCTTTTATTAGCACTTTTCCGGTCGCAGTCCTTAACGTCTCTAATATAGCTATTTAGATTGTTAGGGTGTTCCTTGCGTAGTTCTTCCACTTCCTCTTGAAACTGCTTAAATAGTCCTTCTGGCAGTCCTGCGTTGGTTTTATCCAACAATGGGCGTGTGGTTTTACCCCTTGTGTAATTAGTAGACAGATAATCTTGAAGGTCGTTAAATAGTTCATCCGAGATAATACCTTCTAGTCTCTCGACTGTCGCTGGCGATATCCTCGCACGTTCCACGACTGCACTGTTAAACGCTTGATAAATAATGCGAGCTTGCGATTCACTGCACTGTTTCACTTCTTGGAAGAACTGCTTATAAGAGCCTTTTTTGTGCGTCTGTCTAAGTGCCGCATGCTCGCTGACTAACCGTTGATATAATTCTGGTGTTAGTCCTGAATATTTGTAGGTTTTGCTCATGAGCTTACCTCTGCCAGTTCTGGATTCGTGTGTATGTTTCCAATGATTTCAACTTCGAAAATATCCGTGTTAAACAAATCGTATAGCGAAGTTTCTGGAAAACCGATTTCCTTAGAAACAAACATTACTTTTTCTTCACTGAACGAAACAACTTCCAACCAATAGTTTACTTTAATAACATCCCCCTCGAAGATTTCTCTATCGTTTTTGTCTCTCAGTCCAGTTGATTGCATTAAAACGATATCGTCAAAATCGTAGTAGTCTAAATCTCGACTATCTGGCAATCCTTGCTCAAAATAGATTGTTTGCACGCAAATTTCTTTTTCTTCGAAATTGATAGCGATAATATCATCAGCTCCGTACATTTCTTTTGTAGCTTTGTTCCATGCCCTAAATCTAGTTATCATTGTCCTCGCCCCCTTAAATAGCTGGGAATATCATCTCCGACGTTTACGCTATCGTACTGCTCCTTGCTTACAAGGAATTTCCCATACGCCCCACAATCAAGGGTATAGAATTTGCCTACCATGGATTTTCCAGTAACCTTGCCATGCAATTCCACGGCATTGTCAGCTTTATGGATTACCACGGTCTCGATAGGTCGGTTAACCACTCGCAAGACAGTGGTCACGTTAATGGCTAGCGATACCACTAGCAGAATCGTTGCGACTGCCAGCTCGTTATAAATCCTCTTCTTTGACGAATGTTCCATTTACCATCTTTCCTTTTCTGTTCTTAATTTCTTCGTAAGCAATGCTTAGACACTCAGTTACATCAAGGTCTAATTGATGTGCTAGCACGATAATCGTTACTAACGTGTCACCGATAGCATCCTTGAGTGCTGCTTGCGGTTCTGTGAATTTAGTCGGTTTCAAGAGCACATCTCGAATCTCTCCGACTTCTTCAGTTACACGCATCCACTGAATCTTTGGGTCAGCTTGCTTTAATCCACGGCTGTCTGCCCAATGGTTGATTTTAGTAATTAGGTTATTCATCCGTTACCTCCTTAACTTCCACTCCTTGGCAGTTGAACACCCACCCGAACCCGTTCGCTTCTAGCTCTTTGCGGGTGTGGGTTACTCTGAAACTATCCAGTCCTGTGTCGTCATCGCCAAAGACATACTTGTTTGAAAGTTTATAGAGGTTCAAAAAGTTCCTGCCTTCTACAATCCCTTTGATTCTAACTTCGTATTTAGCCTCTTTCTCGACCTCGTAGCCATCTAGCCACGCTCTAGCGAAAATTTCTTGGTTTGTCTCTGTTCCTAGAAATTCTTTTAGTTTTGAACAATCTTCTTGACTTTCATAATTGTAAAAATCTATATCACTAATAAATAAAGCCCGACCCAGATTAACGTTAGTAAATTTACAATACTCAATCCAATCCGCAACATACTGCGGTACTACTGGTTTCTCGAAAAACGAATCATATAGGTCTTCTGCGTAAGCTACCGAAATGCGTGCTACCTTTGATAGTTTCTGTACTGCTTCGTCTTTGTTCATCATTTCGTACTCTCCTTATAAATGATTAATGCTGATGTATGGTAATATGTAGCACTAACACCACTGTCGGCCACGGCTGAAACATTTGACTGATATTTGATATCAATGATTTCAATTTGTGGATTCTCTTTGATAAACCCATTAATCAAATCGTCGATTTCTTGGTAATTAGTAAATCCATATTCAACCTCTAACCACTTCGTTCTAATCATCGATTTCCTCCATCCATACAGTGGCATCATCTACTGACATGCTTAACTTTTTCAACGCTTCAACGTGTTTCAGTGCCTTCGTTTTATCCATGAAATGGCACTCCTTAACATCATCCATCGTTCGTGCTACTCGTACTATCCACCGCATTCGACTAACTCCACTGTATATAGCTTAGAATTTCGATATTTAACACCTCGTAAGCGATGCAATTCGTTGATAGCGTCATTCTTGTTGCTAAAAATATGCTCACTGTCTGGCATATTGTCGTAATACACGATAACTTTATATTTCATAGCTTTACTAATCTCCTTCCGTTTTCACTGGTTCTACGAGCGTATACTGGTGTCCCGTAGTAACCGATTGTGCTAGCTGACACACCCAATTGTTCAGCGATTTCACGCTTAGTTCCCATCGCCAGTAATTCCTCACCCTTATACAAGGCATATTCCTTTACTTGCATAGTTCAACCATCCTCGTTAGTAATTCTTCATCCGGTAACTGCTCTAGTGTTAGAATCCGATTGAGTTTCTTTGCGTTGATACCCAACTTAGCGCTGATATATTCCATATCTTCGTGATTAGCCCAGAACCACCTCGAAAACTCTTGCGTTTGATCTAATACGCTAGTATGCCCGTAGTTGCCCGGCGCATACACACCAACCAACTTGTCTTTGTACTTGCTATTCATTCAAGCTCCTTGATTTCAAATTCAATGCGTGGATTAGGACTGTACTTCTTGCGAGCTCTCAAATCGCACACAATACTGTCATCCGTCCAAACAATCCCTTTCTTATCGACCTTGTTATAACCAGCTTTTGAGATACTATCAAAGAGCGATTTGACAAGGTTATCAACGTCTGGAGTTTTCGCATGCCAAAGTGTTTCAGCCATAAACCGCTTGAATGCGTCCCACGTTTTAGCTCTAGCCTTTGGTGTTGGCTTTTTTGATACGCTCAGCGGTGCTTTCATGTAGAAAACGACATTGACTGAAATTGGACCGTCAAAGAATTGCCCGTCATATTCTTGTTCGATAAGTTGTGAGCAACTACGTCTCCACGCCTTCATTTTAGGGTCTTCATAAGTTCCAAACTTGCTAAATCGCGGCCTAGTTTGTGGTTTAGGCTCGATGTTTAAAGTCATTTTCATGTTTTCACCCAATTAGAATGGCAAATCGTCACTGCTGATATCCATTGGGTTTGCGTTTCCGTATGGGCTGCTTTCCCTTGCAAAGTTTGGGCCTTGCCGTTGCGGTACTTGTTGACCATAAGGCCCTGCATAGCCGTTATCATTCCCAAACGCTCCAGACGTGTTGCCTTGAGTTGCGCTACTACCTTCACGCGCTGCACGGCTTTCTAGCATTTGGAAGTTCTCAGCAACTACCTCAGTCACATACACCCTTTGGCCCTGCTGATTCTCATAGCTACGTGTCTGAATGCGTCCAGTAATGCCAATCAAAGCGCCTTTTTCAGCCCAGTTAGCCAAATTCTCAGCTTGCTGACGCCAGATAACGCAATTGATAAAGTCTGCTTCACGCTCACCGTTAGCGTCTTTGAAGTTGCGGTTAACAGCTAGGCTAAACGTAGCTACTGCGACATTGCTAGGCGTGTAGCGTAGCTCTGGGTCTTTGGTTGTCCTTCCAACCAATACGACATTATTGATCATTGATTTTCTCCTAGAATTTCATAGTTCACAAAGTTATCATCAAGCAACTTAGCGAATTGGTGCCATTGATTTTCACCGCCGTTGAACGTAAGAGCTAGATTGACCTTGTACTGCTCAACGGGTTTGCTAGGTGCTTCCTCTACCGGCTTAGTGTCTTCGATAACCTCACCAGTTTCAGCATTGACCGCCTTAATTTCCTCGTTAGCTGATTGCTTAGCCATTGCTTCAATTTCTGCCAAGCGTGCCGCTTCTGCTTTCGCTTTGGCTTCTGCTTGCTGCTTGCGTTCAATGGCTGCATCACGGTCCTTTTTCATTTGCTTCAAGATTTCAACTAGAGGTGTATCGTTCTGCAGCGCTCTAGTATAAGGCTCAACTGGTAGCTCATAATCAAGGGCCTGTTCCTCAATCATGGCAACGTTAGCCTTGTATTCTTCCAGTCGGTCATACTCAGCCAAAACAAGAGCGTCAATCTTTTCTTCTGTCGCTTTTTTGAGCTTCATTTTCTTATCCATGAAGTCACCGACCTTAGAAAATCTCTCGTACTTGTCCTTGAATGTGTCCTTGTCTAGTCCGGCTAGCTCGCATTTGCTTTCAAATACCGATCTAACGTGGTCAATTCGCAGCATTTTTTTGTGTTCTTTGACTTCATCACGTTTAGCACGTAGCTTTTCAAGGAGTGTCTCCAACGGCTCTAGCGAGGTCGTTAGTTTAGATTCAAACTCAGTGAGTGGGTCTTTGTAGATCCTGCCGATTTCCTTACGCTTGTCATCGAGTTTGTCGCCAAGCCCTTTGAAACGTGTGATTTCTTTTAAGACCTCGTTATATTCCAAGTTGTCTAGTTGCTCGTCTGATAGCTCGCTAACTGCCGCTTGAATAGCTTTGTCAAATGCTTCAAAATCAAAGTTAATCGTTCCCGGCGTATATACCGGCTCGATTGTTTCAAGAAAATTGTTTGTTACGTCCTTCATGTCTTATCCCTTTCGATTGTTAATTTGTGTTCGAATGTCGTTAGTTACCACATCGAATCCTGGCACTAGTAACTCACGTAAAGTATTAAGTTTGTATTTTTTGAGATAGTAATTAGCTACCGTTTCGGTTGCTTGCCCCGTAATTAGAGCTAGCTCATTGATTTGCTGCATGATAAGGTCATGTTGCTCG